ATCGAAACTGGAACATAGTTCTTGCACGCAATATTAAAGTCTGTTGTAGATCCCATAGTTATTGTTGTGCCAGACACAGAACCAACAATAGATTTACCATAATTATTGTCACCCTTGTCAACGTAAGATATTACAAATTGCGTTTCACTCATAGCTACAATGGAATGAAAAACTACTGTTAAACTACCCCCATCATCATAAGTTACCTGACTTCCAAATGATAATGCTGTTCCCGATATAGTTGCAACTAAAGCTCTGCCTCTTTCTCCTTGAGGTGTTTCTGAATAAGCAATAATAACTTTAGTGTCTGTTAATTTATCAACAACACCGTATTTTGACGAGTTTGCTGTGTTATAAGTGTAAATAGTTCCAGGTGTGATAGTCGTTCCACTAACGGTACACACAACGGCTTTAGCATTAGAACTAGCAGAAAGGTCTTCAAAAGCTATAATAAATTTGGTAGAGCTTAAAGCTACCCCTGCATTTACATTATTTAAACTTGTTTGCCCTGTTTCAAAAGTTACAGCATTACCAAAACCTGCCGATCCACCACTTACTTCGCCTACTATAGCTTTTCCTTTATTACCATCTCCCCCATCCTTATATAGAACTACAAATTTATCAGTAGTTAATGGAAAAGCCTGTAGGTGCTCTACTCCCGATCCAATACTACTAATAAGAGCTTTGGTTCCAAAAGTTATTGATCCATTGCTTACTGTGCCTATAACATATGTGGCTTGGTTGCTATTGTTAGCATCTCTTGCCGTCATCACAAAAGTAGTGTCAGTGAGTTTGCAAACTGATGGTCCTTGGTTTCCACCAAAACTCAAAGAAGCCTCTGTGCCTAAAGCTGCTGATGATAGAGCAACTTCTTCTACTTTTCCATCAGCTTTTAGAGCTACCGTTTGCCCACTAGGTAAAGTTCCAGAAGCTATAGCATCAAATTCTTTGGCACCGCCACCTGACGGTAATAATTCGGATAAATTTGTCACGAGTTAAACTCCAAATTAATGCTTGTTGAAGACAACGCCTTGCCTAATCGTACAGCAGGAGATGTAGAAGTTGTGCTAATCGTTCCGTCACCTTGAACATAATAAACGCTGTTTGGTGTTAAACTTGATAACCCATTACTAGCTATCCCACCTTTAATTGTTACAGAACCTGTGGCAGTGTCAGCTATAGCTGCATCGGCAATGCCAATAAAATTTTCATTTAAATTTATAGTATAAGCAGGTCGCGCATATGATAAACCCATATAAGCAGTACCACTACCATCATTAAACCAGAAAAAGTAACCTAACCCTGTTCCGAACCCTGCTTCTGGAGCAAAAAACCCACAAGTCTGTCTAATTTGTGTGTCTCCTGAATTAGCTCTCATAGTATATTGATTTTGAACCCAAGAAAATGTTGTTCCACTAACAGTTCCCAACCAAACATAAGCATATGGTGCTAAATTCGTATCTCCACCAACCACAAATTTTTTGGCATTTGTGTCAAAATACATGGCTATTCTATTTTCACTTTGGGGATTATAAATAGTAGAGGAAGAACCGAAACTTACGTTGTTACCAGTCAAAGTGCCAGCATAACCTTTTGCCACACCCCCACTGGCCGCAATCACATAACCTATTTTTCCATTATTATCTTGCGCTATTCTTGGGTTTTCCCCACTAGATTCCACTTGCTGTGCAGTTCCCCATGACACTGAGTTTCCAGAAACTGTGCCGATTATAGCCATAGGATAATAATTATTAGAATCATCTGAGTAAGCTAATCCAACTTGCCCTGTTTGTTGTAAATATTTAAAATCTGTGTCTGTTATTGTTCCTATTCCGATATTAGCAGCTGCAGCAACTGAAATTGATCCACCACTAACGCTTATAACATTGTATTTTGAAACGCCATTATTTCTATAAATAGCTACTATTTTGTTGTTAACAGTGTCATAAATTAATTTTCCGTCTTCGAGATTACTCCCAGACGCAACAGATGCCGCACCACCAACTGTAATCGTTCCATTCGATGCAATTTCCACAGGGTAAGCATAAAGGTTTTGAGCTGCAGCATCACCCACCATGATAACAACTCGTTCGTCTGTTGCATGATATGCTAAACCTTGCAAGCTAGCTGCTGTATAACCACTATTTACTGTAGTTGCTGCTGATTGATTTAAAGTGTAATTGCTTCCAATGGTGCCTGATTCGGTTGCGCTCCAAATTACTACATTGCCCCCACCAAGAGCAGCAGCAACTAATCTTCCTGCACTGCTATCCCACACAGGTGCTATATTTCTAGTATTACTATAGCCAGTTCCTAAATTAGTAGTGTAATATTGATTTTGAAATTCGTTGTTAAAACTTGTAGAACTGATTGGTTCTACTTTTCCGTCAGTTTTTAAAGCTACCGTTTGACCCTGATTGATAGATCCATCAGCAACAAAATCTACCTGTTTGCCCCCAGATCCTGCGGGTAAAAGATCAGATAAAGTGCTCATGGTGCATCCTTCAAATTAAGAGTGGTGGCACTAATTGCTTGACCTGCAAATGTACTCGTAGCAGTTGTTCCTAGAGTGCCATCGTCTTGAACGTAATATTTACTAGCAATGGTTAATGAAGTCTGTTGAGAGTTTATTCCCCCTAACATATCCACGTTGCCTGTCGCAGTGTCTGATATAGCTTGACCTGTTATGCCTATGAAACCTGATGCGTTACTAGACTCAGGTTGAAATACAACTGAACCAGCGTACCCTGTGTTTTGTTCATAATAAGTCACAACAACTTTTTTATTAACGCTGTCGTAAGCGTTGGTGAAGGCATTAGTTGAAGCATTTCTAAATGTAGTTGGTGAACCAAAAGTTAAAGTTGTTCCTGAAACACTTGCTGCAACTACAATTCCATATTGGTTTGTGTCTGCATAAGATACTACAAGTTTTTGAGCACTGGTGTCATATACTGCGCCTACCCCATAAGTTGTATTGGCGTTAAACACAACTTCAGTTCCAAAAGTCAAGGTGCTCCCACTTAGCGTAGCAGCAATTGCTGATCCATGATTAGAATTATATGAATTACGAAAAGTTAAAAACACAGTATTGCTTGCGTTATCAGAAGATAAATTAGTATATTCAGCTTGACCCGTTGTAGAACCGTTTAAAGTCATTAGTGTTGGAGTTCCAGCAGTTACAGTCGTTCCACTCGTTGTTGGCACTTGATAATAAACTTGTTGTGTAACGCTAGTTTTGTTGTAAACCATAACATATGAACTGGTGGTGGTGTTATAAGTAAGGGCTGGAAAACTAGTGCCATTACTATCAAGTTGTGTTTCGCTACCGAAACTAATAGAGGTGCCGGAAACTGTTCCTACGGCACCGTAAGGTAGTCCTGAGGCACCATTGTCTTTGTAAACTACTAAAAATGTTCCTTGATCTGGATTAAAAACAGCAGTTATGTCTTCGGTGCTTCCGGAATTAAAAGTTGTTTGACTTCCAGGAAAACTAAGGGTACTGCCAGTAAAAGTTCCCACTCTAGCTTGACCATGAGATGATGAATTAACATTTTGGAAAAAGACCACTATTTTGTCGTTAGTAGTGTCATATCCAATTGAATGCGGAATTATAAAATTGCTTTGGAAAAGAACTTGAGTTCCAAACGTAATCGTATTATTTGATGGATCTACTTCTCCAACAACGCAATATCCGTAGTAGTTATCATTCCCATCATAATAAGCAACAACAACTCTCTGTGAGTCTGGATCATAAACTGATCCATAAGCAGTTGCAGATGGTGAAGTATTATTTGATGTTGCCCACTGATTAGTCGCACCTATTGCTTCGCTAGATTGCGCTACTGCTTCTACCGTACCATCAGCTTTTAACGCTACCGTTTGCCCATTACTCAACGTACCAGAAGCTACAAAGCTCCCTACGTTCTGACCACCGCCAGAGGGTAATAGCTCTGACAGATTGCTCATTAGACACTCCAACCAATCGTTGCATCAACATAGGTCATAGTAATTTCTGCAAAGTTTTTGTCAAAAGTTAAGTCTGTTGCCGAACTTGCGATATTACTTCCATTCCGTGCAACGGTGAAGTTAGTTGTTGCTGCAGCTCCTGTTCCATCTTTTACCACCACAAAATCTCCCGCTGATGGACCTGCTGGTAAGGTAATAGTAATAGATCCTGCACTAGCTACGAGAAATTGGGCTGACGTTGCT